CAGTAATCTGCGCAATTCCTGCGCATAACTTGAACGCCGTGACCATACGGAGAACTCTACGATGGGCAATGGAGTCAAAGTGGCCTTCGCCACAATCGCTTGTGTGATTGTGGTAAAGGTTGTTGGTTTTTGGTTTCCGGGGACACAATGCCTTATGGGCGTGTGTTATCAGATACCATCTCTAGTAACTTCGGAGATGGCCCCGGACAGTCGAAAGGAGGCCGAGTAATCGGTTAAACCTTAGACTGAACCTTTGAGCAATTAATGTACGTCTATAAGGAGGGCGAAAATGCCTACCAAAAAACGTTCAAACACACCCGGTAATCTGGGTGTGGCGTGCGAGCCTTTAGCTGCCTATCGGCGGCTTTTGGCGTCTGCTATTGGTTCGACAGACCATCCCGAGCGGGATTGGCTACTTGGAACGCTTCGCGCGAACCAATGGTCGAAACTCCTCGAATGGGCTGACAGGCCGAGTCCACAGTTGTATGACTCAGATACAAATTACTTTGTTGACTGTCAGTTGTCCGCACTGATCCGAAAATATCCATTCACCACTAAACAGGTCCCGAAATTGGATCCTGAGGCGACAGCGGTTAAGAAGTTTTTAGCTGCCGAGCACAAGTGCAAGTGGGTTAATAGGAAACTCCGCGCAAAACGTCGACGTTTTGACGAATATGCCGAGCTGAAAGGCTGGGCACGCGGATTCATTGAATCTGTGATCGGGCGCGAGCCTAATCTGCAGGACATCAATGATAGGTGCGACTTCACGTCGGGTGCTTCTATGGGTGTGAACGGTAGTAAAACCAATATTGCGCGCAAAGTCTTTGCGCAAGATTGGTCCGTGACACCCACAGCACTTCCATACGTTCTACCTGCTCTCTGGGCTAACGCCCAGATACGAGACTGCATCCTCCCGGGTGCACTCGTGTGCTATGATCGCGCTGCTTTCGCAGAGCGCGTGAAAGAGAAGGTAAGGATCGTTGACCACAATATAGTAAGCTTTGTACCAAAAACGGCGAAAACTCACCGAAGTATAGCCGTCGAACCATTGCTTAACGGGTTCCTCCAGAAGGGTGTTGATGAAAGCTTACGCGCTTCACTGCGCAAAGCCGGATTTGACCTTTCCGACCAGACAAGAAACCAAGCGCTTGCGCGCGAGGGGTCTACTGGCGGTTTCAACCCTTTTGTCACCATTGATCTGTCTAGTGCTAGCGATAGCATGTCGATAGC